TTTTGTACAGTAGCTTCATTTTCCGTTAAATCAAGTTTAGCAAGCGCCGCATCTTTTATATAGCCCCAAGTATACATCTAAAATGCCTCCTAAATAATTTTAATATATAATAGAGACAGATTTTACTATCTCTTTATAAAATATATTGCCTAAAAATATTATATATTAAAAAGATTGATAAAGTAATCGCAATTGCAAGAGTCGAACTTGCTAAAACCTCTAATTGCGATAAAAGCTCGCCAACATTTCTATCGGCGAGCTAATATGTTTAGATTACGTTAACCTTCAGCTTTTGTGGTAACAGTACCTACAACAGATACCGGTTTAACAATAGTTTCGGTCGGCGTAATTCTTGTGTAGTTGGCAAGTTTATTCCAACCGTCGCCAGCTCCGGTAGGAGTACCAAGTCTTACGTAAGCCACACCTCTCCAAGTAGCTACGTTGATATCAAATCTCTGTCTGCCTTCATATTTGATACCACGCGGAGCTTCTTTCTTTTCGAATGCATCGAGCGTGAACGGAATACGTTCGGTAAGTTCAAGACCGTGATTTTCTTCATTATAAGATTTATCTACAATAAAGAAACCAGCGCCGTCTTTGCACATGTCGATATCGAGGAAGTACGGAGAAGTTTTAAGAATAGCACGTTCTCTCGCAGGGTTCGGGAATTTCGTTTCGCCTTGCATAAATACTTCAGCACTAAGCGCAGTAGCAAGAGCAGCTTTAAGATGAGCGTCGTTGCCGGTTACAATAGTCTTAGCGTTGAGAACACCGGCCCTCTTGCCGTTGTCATCTCTCAAGTTTTCCATATAAGTAATAACTTGATTGATTACATCAGCAAGTTTAGATATCTGACCTGCATCATTACCACCAATCTTAAGGTCATCAGTAGCAACATAGAAGAGGTTGGACTGATATGCTGCTTGCATTTCTGCAGTAGTCATACCTTCACGTTTCACGATAGTGTGTTTATTATAGAACAAGGGGTTTTTAGTCGTGTCCATAATATCACCAGTCGCAGTATCGGCAGAAGTAAGTCTAAGTCTCGACTTAATACCATCGCCTGCTTCATAGAACGCATCTTCACCAAAACCACCAGCGAGAGACTTAATAGCGTACTCGACGATATCGCCATGCCATCTTTTTACAAATGCTGTGGCATCGTCTTTAACACGTCTTACTTGACCATCTTCGAGTACTTGCTGCGATATAATGAAACCACCTTGGAAAGTTCTCGTTCTGTAAGTAGCCGAGAAACCTTCAGCAGTATTAAAAATAGGACCAACTGCATAATCAGCAGTTTCAGCAAATGCGTGTGCAAAACCTATGCTCGACGTATAGGTTTCTTGAAAAGATGCAAGAGAACCACGACTAAAAATAAAGTCAATGGGGTTTTCTCTTTCCCAAGCTTCTTGCTGACTTCTCATCATTGCATGAAGCGGTTCTTTAAGAATGTTGTAATCGCTACGAAGTTTAAGTGCTTCGTCAATATTTATAATCATACCCATAATGGTGTGCCTCCTTATGCTTCAACGTCATAAGCAATGACGTCGTCTTCGTTTATTATTTTGAATGCTGCAATTTTCTTAGTGTTTACTTTAACATTTGCATCTGCCCACGCGTTGCTACCGTATGCATATTTTTCATATACGCCATCAGATACGAATACCAATGCTGTATCACCAGTAGCAGGTTGACTAATTCCAGCGAGAGCAGCGGCGTTTGCATAAAAACCTTTGAAGTTTGCAAGAGCTGCAACAGACACTTTAATTTCGTCAGAGTATTTATAGTCTCTGTATTCTACGGGAACATGACCATATTCCATAGTCGTATCAGATTGAGCCATAATATGAGTAGCCTCAGTGAGTGCGGTGGGTACATCGTTTGCAGTAACAGCTTCTACAATTACGGGATTTTCACCATAAGAAGATACTACTGCGAGTTCGCCTACTTCAAGAGAGTCATTACCGACGACTATGGCATCCATAACTACTTCTCTCTGTAAGTACGCGGTTCTAAATTTCGCTTTATACATAATAAATACCTCGTTTTATTTTTCATCGACCGTCATTTTATTTAATTCCTCATCGGTCATGTGAGGATTGAAAAATTTCCAGGTTTGTTTTTCTTTATCTGTAAGTAATCGTTTACCTGTAGGAGTTGGTGAGTCTCCGCCTGCACTACGCAAATGCGACGTGGAACCTTTACTCTGTTCACTTCTTATTTTAGTAATAAGTTTTTCGCCTTCTAATTCTAAGTAGGCCGATTTCAGTGAACCTTTCTGTTTCCATAAATCAATAACTTCTTTCGGCAGTTGCGATAAAGATGTGATTTCGCCGTTCGTAAGTTTACTGATTTCTGCAAGTTCTTTCTCACCGAATTCTTTTATACGTTGTTTCTTAAATTCTTCAAGTTCTTTTAACCGCGGGTCAGAATTTAAACGTTGCTGTACAATTTCATCGATTGCTCCAGATGCCTGGTCAGGGTCTAAACCCTTATCTTCGAGTACCTTTTTCTCACGACTTTTTTGTAAATCTTCGTAAGAATTATACCCAAGTTCTTTTGCGATTGCATCTCGTTCTTCACGTCTTGCTTTATCAGTAGACTGTTTTAAACGTTGTGCAAATGCTTTAGTGGTATCAATTTCAGGTTTAGTACCTTCATTGCTTGTCTGAGCTTGTGTTTCTTCCTTTGCAGGCGGCGTTTCCTGCCCTAATTCATCGCTGAACAATTGCTCAAGTTCGGCAGCGGTGAATTCGTTCACGCCAAATTCGTTGGACATAATAGTCTCCTTCGGTAGTTATGGACGAGGTTGGGTTACCGGCCCTTTTGCAGTCTCATTATATATTATTCAAAATACAAAAAAATATTACCTTATATAGGTAATATTTCTTCAGTTTGCTTCGGAATATAGTTAAGATATTGTTTTAAAATATCTGTTTTACGCGTAAGATGCGCTGTCAATGATATTGTAGCATCGTCGTAACCTTTAAAATACGACATATAACTCGCTCCGGCAAGATATGTAACTTTAAATATTACAATTACTATACCCGCCCAACCCCATTGAGTGATATCTTTAACAGCAATTAAAGACATAATCAGCGTTGTTACAATATACTTAATTGCCATAATACCATATTGACTACTTGCTAATGCGTGTTCGCCAAAACCAAGGTTTGTGATATCTCGCGTATTTATTGAACTAAGCAACACGTTAACACTTATACCTTTGATATTTACTCGTTTTGCTTTTTTAATTACTTTGTATTGTTCAACATTATAGCCAAGCGTTAACAATTGTGTTTTTGTTAATGTTTTCAAAGGAGGAACGTCGTCGACACCATTTTCAAAAGCCTCATACGTAACACCTTCTTTGCGCAATATATTACGTTGAATTTCCTTTAATGCTTCAATATTATATTCATCACAAAACGGTGCTAAGTTTTTAATCTGTTCACCACTTAACGAATTTGCAATATCACTATAAGCGGTAGCAACAGTAATAAACTTATTTGTACCTTTTCCTACGAATATACCTTTTTTATATAAATCAGTATTTAATAACATTGCCGCAAGAAAGTAAGGTAACCAACCAATTAAAAATTGTCCCCAATCTGTTTTAGTTGGGTCAGCAATATCAAATATATCAAGTGCTGCAGCAACAATAGCTACAACTATACCTGCTGCCACCCAGTCGAATATTGATTTTTTTAATTCGTTTTTAACATTTATTTTACCATCTTGTAGTTTATCTTCAACTCTTTTCAACTCCTGCTACCTCCATCAATTTGTCGGTATTTGTAAACAAAAAACCAAGATGTTTATATGCTTCTGCTTCTTTGGGTAAAAGTATTTCAATAGTTTTATAAAAACGTTTAAATGTTAATTCATCAACACCAGTTGCTATCATTGTAGTTAAACAAACATAACGTACTGGTATCACAATATGTTCTAACAATAATGTTAAAATAAACATTGCAGCTGACAATACAAACGCAGAAGGCACTTTCCATTTCTCAGCTATTTTATCTTTAAATATACACATCAAAATGATTATACCTAAAATACCAGCTGCCGATATTGCAGTTTCTGAGCGATGAATAAATAAGTCGCCACACGCGAACAATGTGGCAATGGGAGTACCCACAGTAAGTGCTGTGGATATTCCCTTGAATGTATTATATTTTGCCACTTGTTTCATAGTTAATACCTCGGTACAGATGTTTTCTTAGTAGATGCACCGGTTTGAACTTTAACGTCGTTAGTTATTTCAGTAACTTTCTTACTTGCATCTTCTATCACTTTCTGTAATTCTTTTGCTTGTTCTTCAACTTGTGTTTTAAGAACAGTGATTTCATCTTGCAATTTTGCTTTTGCAGTCTGTTCAACATATTTAGCGTTAGTTAAAATACTTTGAACATTGGTACGAATACTTTCATCTTTAATGGTTGAATATACAAGAGATTGAACTTCAACAATAGCTTGTACCTTTTCGTTTACGGCACTGAGTTGTTCCGTTATCTGACTTAATTGATCGTTAGTTGTTTGTATAAAACCATCGAGTTTAACTTCATTAGTTTTGCAACAATCGTGAGTCAAATTTACTCGGTCTATCATTTTCGCGTTTTCAATAAGCGAATTTGATAAATTTTGCGATACACTATTGGTACTTTTATTAAATTTCATTTGACGTACAAACATTACAATTGCTGTAACAAATGCCATAAAATTACCAGAAGTAAAGAACAAAAGTATTTCATCTTTATGTTCAACAAACCAACTACCAATATTTCTTACAAATTCTACCATGTGATTTCCTCCTGTTCCAACTTTTGATTTAACCACATAGGTTTAGTTGGAATTTTACGAGTTTCTGTTACGTTAAGCCAATCGAAGTACCATTGACGAAGCTCAAGATAGTGTTCTTCTGAAAGTTGGTCGTACCACATTTTACCTCTATTGATAACAGAAAAACATTCTGTGGCACGACGTTCTTTCAGATATCTAACTTCGTCTTCATAAGACAAGATTTTCATAACTTCTTTTCGAGCTCCCTCAATTCTTCAACAAGTTGCTTACAAAGCTTTTTCTTTTCGTCGTAGTCCGTTCTCGTCATGCCGAAAAGGTCCACTTGTTCGACATCTTCACGATACTTAATGAGTTGCGCTTTCTTTGCGTTTATTTGACTCAAAAGCGTTCTACGAGCGGCTTGTGCGACTTTCGTTTCATCAAGCTTAGATACGACTTTGCCATTCTCTACGAAAAGCGTGTGATTTTCACCGCCTAATGCAGGCACTTCGTCAACGATTATCTCGTCCATAGTGGTTTTATCGTAACCTATCATAGGTTCGGTTTCAACGGTTTTAGTTTCATGCTTGATAAGAGTAACCTTTCTCGTTTCATAGATAGGTTCGCCTTTCTCGTCAAATTCACCCGTTCTGACACTTTGTTCTTCTTCATACGGAACTTTTTCAAGAATGTTTCTATCATAGAACGGATAAGTGTTAAAGACACGATTGTCTTTCTTGTAGAATAGAACTTTACTTTTCATAACTTACTCCTTTATTTTGTAAATGTTTTTCTATAAAAGCTTTGTCGATGTAGAATTGCTCTGCCGTCGCAAAGGCTTTATCGTCTGTTGTTTTAATATCTTCTTCGGCTTTAAGCATTACTTGCATAGCCTCTTCGTATTTGCCCTCCCACGAAAGTGCGTCGGCTTGTATCTGCAACCACTTCCAAGCTCTCCACCTATAAAGGCGTATTCGCCAATCAACAAGTTGTTTGCAATTCTTTTGCGCTTGCGAAAGTACATCTCTACTTTGTTGCGGTCTATTTGAATACGCATAGAGTTGTGCCAAACAAACATAGCCGTCAACAAGTGTCGGAGAAGCGTTTATTGCCTTTACAAAGAACTTTTCGGCTTCATCAAGTATTCCAAGCTTTGCGTAAGAATTGCCCGCCATAATGCAAGTTGCGGCATACATAAACGGGTCTTGCGAAGCTCTTGCAACCTCAGGTGTTTTAAGCTCTTTCGGCAAAGACAAAAGATTGTAAAGCGGTAGCAACGCTTTTAAGCTATGCAACCAATCGCCGTAGAATGTGTATTCTCTTGCTAAATAATAGTAGCCATATACATCTCTTTCGTTCTCTTCGTTACGAAGCTTTAAAAGGTCGAAGTACCAAGCTCTTGTTTTTTTGTTATCGGGATAATGATGTAAATAGATTTTATTCTCGTCGAGGAAGTATTGCCCCTTATATCCATATTTGTCGGCTTCGCTAAGCAATGCTTCGTGTACCGCAAAAAACCATTTGTAACCCTCAACATGTTGTGTCTTGTCGTACCAGAATATCGTAGTCGGCTCACCACTTTCACTGTCGTGTTTCCAAGCAAACTTGTAATACACTCTTTCAAAGTCGGGGTGTTCAAAAACAACTTTCCGATAGTCATCCCAAAAGTCTTCGATAAGTACTTCGTCGATGTCCGTACAAATAAGTGCGTCGCACGGTTTATCAACAAGTGCCATACTCTCGTTACGGGCTACATCAAATCTCCACGGTTTGATTTCTTTTTCTGCAACAAAAAGTTTGTCTTTAAACTCATCGAGCTTTTGTTTCTCTTTGAAGTACGCATAATTCGGGTCGTTAAGCTTTGTGACAAGCACCCAAATGTAGTCTGCTCCTCTCATCGAGGAGAGCCAACGGTCAATGAACTCGTTTGGCTCACCCGAGGAGATAGCATATACGCCAATTTTTACGTCTTTGTAATTTTTCATATTTGCTCCTTATTATACTGTTGTTACTGTGTCTACAATAGTTAAAGTATTAGCTGTTGCAAAAGCAAAGGATGTCGGTGTCGACCCATCGCGAGGTACATACTGTAAACCGCTTTCAGTTATCCCATAAATCACAGAAGAATTGCTTGCTTCACCAACGTCATCTTTATCTACAACATAACCGTTAGCATCCCATTGAAATGTATTACCAAACAATGTCTTTAAATCAGTGAGACTATTTACCTCTAAATTGTTTGAACTTGTTCTCTTTACAAAAGCTTTTGCATGTTTACCGATTTTAGCAGTTTGCATAATAATTGTAATAAAGTGATTGTACAAATCAATATTTCCACTGCCAACAATGTTTTGATTGCCGAAAAGAGTTTTGAAGGAAGCATCTGTCACAAGTGTGCCACTACCAGAGGGAAGCCGAATTGCTTCGTACCCCGTTGTCGTATCCGTGTTGGGAAGTATACGGGTATTTTTGTCCACAAAATTAACGTCTATAATACTACCGCCATTTGTGTTAAGAACTATTAAACTAGCAGTAGGGGCATCGTTAGATGGTTTTATCTCTAAAGAATAAAGCCTTGTCAAATTATCAGCTACTGCTATCGTTGTCCCGCTAATCTCAATATTCTTACCAGCAGTATAAGTTGTGCCGCCGGTTGGGATGTCGTCAAGTGTAGCTAATGTACCGGTTTTATTTGGTATTGTTACAGTTGCCGTAACATCACCAGTAGGTGCCATAAGAGTAAACTTCTTCACCGTATCGTTGCTTCTGTTGTAGGCTTCAAATATCGCGCCAGTGGTATGCGAATTATAACTTGCGCCACTTGCGTCCAAAACTAAATAGTTAGCTTGTAAGCCCCCATCACGAATATCTCTCCAAGTAGGTGTATTACCAATGCCACCGTCTGCAACAAGCATTGCGTAAGGTCCACTCGGTGTGTCAGGCATAAAGTTTCCAGTAGGCGATGCAGGTATATCACTCAACAAAGCTAATGTACCTTCACGATCAGGCAAATAGATTATCATATTACCAGTAGCATATGCAGGAGCAGTAGTACCGAGAATGTATTGACGTCTGTCGATTTCACCAGCCATTACAAAACCTACACCGCCTGGGGCATCAAAGTTTACGGGAAGATTGAAAGTAGCAGTTTTATCGGTACCTGTGGTATTAAAATTATAGCCACCGTTCGGCGTAAAGTCTATATCAGCAGATAGGGTTTTAAAACTCATATTGCCAGTCGCTGTCACAGCAAAGCTATCTGGCGACCAGCTACCACCTCGTTCACCGTCAATGCTAATATCATGTATATCTAATGACGATGAACTTGTCAAGTTATCTTGCTTCCCCGTTATAGCAGCAGTGATATCATCCGTTGTTGCAAGAGTGCCGGATTTGAATGGGACCCTCATTGTATGATGTGTTCCATTAATATCAGATGTCGTAGGACCTATAAGTAGGAATGCACTATAACCACTACCCCCGTCTGCCGCTTTCATACCTGCTTGATATATTGTTCCATCCTCATAAGGAATAAGTGTCGTATCAATAGTGCTATGCACAAGATAATTCGCCCGTATTTCGTTACTATATAGATTTTGCCATGTTGGACCAGACGCATCATCCAATCTCACTAATGCGCGATAGCCAGTTCCAATAGGCGTCGGTATATCTGGGGAACTTGGTACCTCTGCCGATAACCACACTTTGCCCTCGTTGTCGCGATAAATACTCATATTGGAGCCACTGCCCGCTTGAATACTTTCTTGATTAAGCAAATATGATACACCTGGGTTTGAACCGCAATAAGGTAAAATGTAAATTTGATTGCCACTATTATTGCTTCGCGTCATAGTAATCATTGCATAAGCATTCACATCATAGTTATTACTATCATATGCATTCGGCAAAAATATGCCTTGATATGTAGTTGTTGCACTTGTATTGTCAATGATATAACTATCTGTGGCTCCAATGATAGGAACAATACCTATAGGAAAATGACCATTTACATAATCTTGGCCAAGAGGTGTCGAATTAGGGAACACATACGTAGTACCCGTCGAATACGCTGAACCAAGATTAGTCGAGTTTAATTCGACGCCACGCTGCCCTTCAAAGGTCATCGGATTTTTTACTTTTACTTTTCCATCTGTAACCTCAGTCGTTAAGCCGTCGCCCGTAACGCTCTCGTTGACCTTAGCTTGTAAGTCACTATCTAAGTCGCTCTCCGTGATAGACCCAACTATATTATACTCTGTTCCAACTGGAACGTCTGATTTATCAATCGCATCGAACTTTGCTTGTGTTGTGTATTTCTTTATATTTTGTTTAGAAGTATAAGTATTATTATCAGCCATTTTGTACCTCCTTAAATAGTTTTGCCGTTATTTACAACAAGTTCCGTCTTATAACTCTTTACCCAACATCTCGGCGAATAATCGTATAAATCATTCGGGAATTTTTCTTTGAACTCAGCAACAGTTTTTGGTTCGTTTCCTGCGCCGTACATTTCTGTGAGGTCGAAGAGTTGAAATTTTACAATTGCATTATCAATTGTTTTACCTGCATCAGTATTATCCATATAAATATGGATGTCTATATATTCGTAGTTATTATATGCAACTGTATATATCGAATTATAAGCACCCCATTCCCATGAACCGTCTTGTAAAGTAAACTTCATTTCCCCACAAACTATATCAGAGGTAGAATTTGTAAGAAGTAAAATTTTATGACCGTATAAATTTTGTGTAATTTGCTGTAATGAATTAGACCAACTACCACCATTTTTAACCGTACCGTTTATTGTAAAACTACCGTCGCCATTATTAGTAAAAGTACAACCTAATTGAGTGTGTGTTGCAGGATATTTACTCTTATCCAACAACTGACAAACATCAGAAACTTTTAAGAGTTTTTTGTAAGAGGTTAATGAGCCGTATGGGACATAATCTGTTGCTGTTGAACCTTTTTCGATTTGGAAGTTCGAGATTGTTGCAACAGTGCGTTCGGGGTAATTTGCGTAAAAATAAACTCTGCTATTCAAATCCGTTTCTGTAAGAACAAGACGAGTACCGTTTATCCACGCTCTCTCACTGCTCTCGAACCATATCGTATTTGCTGTACCGCCTGTTCCATTTGTGTTAAAGTGTAAAAAGTATTGCTCACCCGCAATCGCAGTTGGACATAACTCTTTAAATGTCTTATAACTATTTGCAACCGAACTACCAACAATACACCTTGCAATAATTTGTCCTTGATAAACCCCCGCCCAACCTTCTGGCAACGTTTCGGGCGTATAAGGCGTTAAAGCGTTTACATTAAACAAATTCTTCGTTTTAGCAATTAGTTCTCTTTTATATGCCATATTAGCCTCCTAAAAGTGAAGAGTCGATGAGGACGGCTGTTGCACGTGTTATGTCGTCAGTTGAGGCGAGTTGATGCCAACCTATAGTTATTGAACCTGCTCGTTGGCTATAAAACACATATGTTTTACCACTATCTTGTTCTTGAGCTATAAAGGTACCGTCTTTATTATGAACCGTTGCGTTGTTCTTAATTATATGGTAATAGCCTTGAGGCAAGTCGGTAGTATTTCCTTTTAGTATACAATTACTTGCACTATAAAAGCCACTTTTAAGTGCAAGAAGCTCCTCTACTGTAATCGTTTTAATAACAGCTGTGTTATTATTCAGCTGAATTGCGGTTTTGGGCATATAAGTATTATTAGCATATTGCAAATTAACGCAGTCTAAATCATTTGTTGGGTCGTTTGATTTTAAAATTCCTGATGTATTATACAAAGGAAAATAATTATTGACAGGAATAATACTATATCCTGTATGAATATTTTCTCCAGTTCTATTAGTACAATAAACAGTATTTCCTAAAGTTGTTTTCTTAACTAATCCTTCAGCTTCAATAACTATCTTCTCTGAGTCAGAAGCTTTGGTGATTGAAATGTTGTCGCCTTCAGTGATTGCTGCAAGAGTGTCACTTTTAATGTCATCAACACTTTTACCAGCATCTACAAATTTTAATGCAGTTGCATCCCACTTAATAAGATGTCCGTCGGTCATAAGCGAGCCGTCTGCTCTTACTGCTACTGCATTACCCTCACCTGCATTAAATGTGAATTTGCCATCAGTAATTTTACCTTTACCAAGCTTAACGCTTTGTGTTGAATGGTCATACATTATGCCATAACAATCGGTTGCGTTAAGTCTAATTACAAAGCCTGCAAGTGTTGCCGTTAAGTCTGTACCGTCGGCATTAGTTACAACGATCGCGTCTTTAACATTAAGCGTTTCTTCCTTTGTTGTAATAGTTGTGCCACGTACCGTTAAGTCGCCTTGTATTGCTAGGTCACCACTAAATATTTGGTCTGAGCCGTCGTTTAACAAATAGTTAAGAAGTTTTGTAGTAAGTTGACCAAGATTTACAACACCATCGTTTGTAGTAGCTTCAAGTGCAACAATTTGTCCATTATCTTTACGACGAACAATCGCACCAGTAGTTACTTTATCAGATACATTAAACAACGTTTGCGAACCAGCTGCTGTTCTACCATACACTTGGTCATATCCATGTATTCCTGTTATTATAGTTACTTTAGTATCTAATGCGTCTGTTACAACTTTTTGTGATATAACCTTATCGGTCGCGTTACCCATTCCTTGAACAATCACTGATTTGTCAAGTTTATCGTCCACTGCTGCCATCGCGCCCTCGGCCGTCTGTTGTGCCGCTTCTGCTTTATCTTTAGCATCATTTGCCGTTGCAATTGCACTATCTGCCTTACCTTCAATACCTTTGGCAATTGTTTCAGCATTGGTTGCAATACTCTTTGCTGTCTCAGCGACGGCTTCTGCGTTATTGGCTGTGTCGTTCGCAGTATCTATCGCGTCCGTTAATTTGTCAATACTGTCTTTCATAACACCAGTAACATATGTGTCTTTAATAGATACTTCACCGGTGTCACTGATTGCAAATTGGTCTTTATTAAGCTCTTCTTCTCTAATAAATTTAGCAACAAGCGATACTAAGCCATCGGCACTAATCGTAAATTCTTTTTTATTAAATTTTGCAATACCTGGATTAGTAAAGCTTGCTCGCGGTACATATACATACAATTGCTCACCAGGTATTACTTTAGGAACTTCTGGTACAGCAACTGTATAAATTACATTATTATCTGCCATTAAAAACCTCCATTGATGCTACTAAGCACTGATAGTTTCGTTGGTGTAAGTATTGGTTGTACTGAGTTAAATGATGTATACTGCGGCTCGTTTTCAGCCGGAGTGTTGTTCCATTCTCCTGATACAAGACTTATACTATACACATAACTTTGTTCAATCCATTGCGACGTTTCGTCTTGTGTAAACGGACAAGTAATACGAAATTCATATTTTGACCAACTACCTTTGGTATCAGTAGTGGATATCCAATAACGATAATCTCGTACTCCTTCCTCATCCTCTACATAAAATACACAATCGTCATAATCGTAATATACGTGCTGTGTTTCCAGCCAACCTTCTACAATATACCATCCAATTTTATTACCATTTTCATCTAACAATGGATTACCACTATTATCTTCTGCATATTTGCGTTCTGTTATATCAGTAAAACCATTAGGATATTTTAATGTTGTTCCATTTGCTTCTGTCATCAAAGACATCAAATCAAACGGTTCAGTAGAATTAAACAATTTATTTGTAAGTCTCAACCATTTATTCAATACGTAACGATCGGTCTGGTCGTATCGTGTTGTTGACACACTAATAAGTATACTCGGATTACTCAATTTGTTACTCACAATATACGGAGACCCATCTTTATTCTGTACAACTTTATCCATAGAGAATGTTTCGCCTCTATGAATAGTTATCTCATTATTAAATACTTTCATTGAGTACCTCCTTGTGTCTGACCACTTGCTATAACCTCACGATTACTCGCTCGATTACGCTCATTGGTTCGCTCCACATTACTTGCATGTGTTGCACCATTACCTGCCGGTCCGCTGTTAGGTCTTGCTCCACCACGTTGTTCAGTACCAGCTTGTAATGTCTGGGCTACAATTGCTTGCAACTGAGGATTGTTCAATATAGCTTGCTCGACCTCAGCAGGTAAATGCTGTGCATTCTCTTTAATACCGGCGAGTACTACTTTTGCTAACGGATATTGCAACGAATCCATAATATTCCAGAATAGCTCAAGTACTCTGCTATCTGACGGATTACCAAATGCACCTTGTACAAATTTATCTTGTGTTTCTTGCCACATTTGAACTCTATTTTGACTCAATGTCGCTGCAGGGTCACAATCAAAATGTAAATCATCACGATAATAAATATTGCCGTATTTGTCTTTACTTAGGAACATATATTTGTTCCAACATTCTTCTTTCTCAGAACCATTTGGCAATATACGTACGAAGCGTCTCGGCTCGTCGCTAAATGCTAACAAATATTTAAGTACTAACTCGTACAATCCCGCAAATGCAGCAGACTTCATTACTCTCAAGCTCTCAATACGACCAGCAGTCATTGCTGCAGCATATTGTTTAGCTTTACCACTCGTAGCAGACGAGTCTTTAGCACCCTGAAAGCTTTCAGTAACACCTGATGAAGCTTTACCACTCTCGTACAATAGTGATGCCATCACAATATCTTGTGACGTATCAGCAACAACCTGTTTAGATTGTATCATTGCTGCTTCTTCAGCTGTACGAACACCGAGTATTTTAAATGTTGCATCGCCATCGGCAAGTTTAATTTTCTCAGGTTTTGTCAATATCGAACCCGACTTCATTGTCTTGTCGACTGCTTTAGTAAGTATCTTGTTAATAGCATCTTGTGACTCAAGAGTTATCTTAACTTCACTCGTACCATATATATTATCCAATGAACTTACTGCTGGACGAGGTATGAACGGCAATTGACGTACTTGATAAAATGGTATCTCAGTGCCGGCTGACAAAAATACCTTAGACTTATATTCATCTCTACGGTCTTCGTCATCCGTCTCGCCAACTTCGTATGGATTGTATATTTCCATTAAGTCTTCTTCGAGTATCTCGTTTGTAGCATCTGCATATGCGAACTGCTTACTACCACAATTACGACAAGTATCACCTTGTGGGTTAATTGTTCCACACACTTTGCAAGTACGTAGTTTACGTATCTGCCAGCTCTCTTCATTACAAATGACTTGTCTACTATGTGGCGCGTACATAAATAAACCAACAATACGCTCGTCGTTTAAATAATAGCAAGATATGACTTCTATAACATTGGTGTCCATCGCTACTGGTACAATGCGACGATGATATAAGTCCCATATGCGCGACAATGATAACTCACTACGCTCAAATATGTACTCAAGCTTGCGGTAATCGCTTACACCTGGTTGAGGTATTATCTGGTCTGCACGACATATATCTATCTTAACGTTACCACTACGCTCATACGTGTTATCAAGTGAGTCCCACCATACCTTGTACCAACAAGTACCATCAACATATGTAGCACGCTCACTCTTGTCGTTTAAGTATTTAGTAAAAATGTTACCAACCTCGAACTTAAGGTATTCTTCTGTCACATTGACAAGAGGTAAGTCACTCTTGTATCGAGGTATTATCTTAGGCTGTGGTATCGAGTTGTCAATCTTGCTCTCAATTAACTCGTATACCATCTTACGTAGCTGACGACCCTTGCGATTACTCTCTGTACCATCTTGTTTAAGTGCACCGAGTGTACCGTAATAAGCCTTTCGCCACTTCTTTAAATTCTCTGGACTAACTTCCTCACAATCATCGTGTGCCGCTTTAGCAAGTGAATACAAAGTAGAGAACTTACTAACCAGTTCTTCTTCATGTTCTGTATTCACATAACTGTCGGCCACTTGCTCTTGCAAGTACATGTTCAGTCGTGATAAAATGCTTGACATCTGTCACCTCTATCAATAAAATGTGCGACCCTTAGGTGGCACGTAATCAGGCGGTGCCCACTCTAACGGAGCGCCATACCGTTTAATAAACTCTTCTTGCGACTTAGCATCAAGCGACTCATAGTCATCCCACATGTCAGGGTACCACTTATTAAACACCAAGTAACGTCTATCTGGCACAGGTTCTTCACCTGTAGCTAACTTAATAAGTCGTGCAAGTGCTTGTGTCTCAGCGTCGACCATATCGTCGTGCTTCATGAACGGGAACTTCTTATGCTGCAATATGAACTTCTGCGTACCGCTCAAACCCTCGTTAGTGTCCCACTCTATCTCACTATTCTCACTCTCAGTGAAGTCACGCGGTATATGTACTTTAAGTGCTGATACGAATGGTGCTACTGCTTGTGCTCGTGAGAACTTACCGCCGTTAGGGTTAACGCCTACAATAGGTGGTACGTCTTCGCTGTAACGCAATGTGTCGATGATAGCTGAACCATTGGCCTTGTCCTCGATGATGAGCTCGTCAATGCCAGGATAGTCTCGTAAGAAGCGCTTGATGCGCTCCATAGTAGCCACGAAGCCCATACGTTTGTTGACTAAGCTGTACAAGAAGGCGTGACCCTGTCGTAAGCCCCACAGCTCCATTGCTACCATGTCGCTCGTCTCGGTCTTCTTGAAGGTAGCGTCGATGCTCAAGCAAGTAAACTCAAAGTCCTCGAACCGCACGTCACGCCGGTTATACAGCTGCCACCAGCTCTCAATGAACACGTTGCCGTTCTCAGCCGAAGGATGTCCTTGATACAGTGCGTTCCATGTGTACTCACCGTCGGCTGCAATAATAAGCTTCTTAGCGTTAACCAACCACGTGTTATCCTTGCGTATCTTCTGTGGCAGGTCGTTGTCACCCATGTGAGCACCCATCATAGCCTCGCCTTTCTGTCTGTGCAACGGGTCTGTCTCAGGGTCCTCGCACTCACAAGGTATGTTAATGTCTGCCCAGATGTACTCCTTCCAGTTAGTTTCTATCCAGCCGATGATGTCATTCTCAACCCAACGTGTCTGTATGACAATAAGCTTGCCACCAGGGTGAATACGTGACTGAACCGACGGTGCCATCTCTGCGTGCAATTTAGCAAGTAATGCTTCGCTCATGGCTTGCTCACGGTTCTTGATGGGGTCATCGATGATGAAGAGCTCAGCAGGATAACCAGTGATACCAGCCTTAAGACCAGCAGCTCTACATTTGCCGTGCTTAGCTGTCTCCCACAGCGCAACACCTTGCACATTCTTATTAGCCTCAACGCCAAAGATGTCGCACGCATACTCGTTGAACTTGTCTCTATTGCGTCTACTGAAGCCCTCAGCAAATGTACCCTCGTAACCTGCAATAATGACTGCGTCCTCGGGATTTTTGCCGAGGAACCAAGAGGGCAATGTCTCTGTGACGGTAGTACTCTTGCCGCTCTGTGGTGGTACCGAGAGTAGCAATATGTCAAACACGCCGTTTGTGCAAGGTGTCTCAAGGAACTCCTGTATCTTGTCGCACAAGAAGCGATGGAAGTGACTCATGTAGAAGCCAGGTGTGGTGTACGCGACGTACGCACCGTAGTCCTTGCGCAGCTTGCGACGAAGTAACTCACCCTCGAGTGTGTTAGGTATCATCGCGCTGCTCCTTGAGCTGAGCTGTATACTCTGCAATATGGTCAGCTACGCTGGATGGGTCTGCAGGTGGCTCAGCGCACTCTATCTGAGCCGGTTCGCGTACCTCAGCGAGAGTCTTCTTGCGTCGCGTCTCTGCAATTAGCTCGAGCTCTTCGTCGGTGAGTTGCTCGTACGGGTTGCTCACAGTGGCGTCGAGCTTGCTCTCGTCGACCGGCTTAGCACCAAGTGTATCACGTATGAACGTGGCGGCAGCGGTGTCTGTACGTGCTTTAATCATCTGACAACGTAATATCATCTCAAGCTCTGTTGGTTCGCGTTCTTGCGTATCTGGTGTACGCAAACGAGCAATGTCTTGAGCAAGAGTGTGATAAGTATATGTCTCAAGCTGCGAGTTGTATGTCTCTAAACCGTCTTTGTCAATGTGTACAATTGGTTTTGCGGCTGGCTGCAAGAGTATTGCTTGACCGACGGACTTAAGTGCTTGACGAAAGAATTTTGGGTCTGAGAACAAATTGTCCATTTCTGCCCAGTTGCGTCGATATTTGTTTGCCATGTGTACCTCCTTTGTTGTATTTTCTATTTTTATATTACGCAATTTTTGTGAAAATATAACCTTACAATTATTTGAGTGCGCGAACTTTAATATGGTTCAAAACTTTTTGATGGTTTTTAATATATAATATTGACAAATTTGACGATTTGTAAATATTTGGATGGATTAATTATTTTTGACGATTTATTATATATTAGAATGATTTAGGGATTGATTGGGAGGGATATTGGAGGATTATTTTGGAAATAGATGATTGAAAATCTATCTACCTGCGAAATAGACAGCGCACCCGTACCTCGTTTTTTAATATGGTTCAAAATTATTTTATTATCAATTGAAAACACAAAGCAAAACATAACCAAACCACATTGCAAAAACGATACAACTAAATAACAAGTCCATTAGTAACTATCTAACCTAATGGCAGGTACTTGCAGGTATTCCATACCGAAACTAAGGTCGGGTCGTTCCGGCTGGATAAGGCCAAAATAAACCACAAGCAACCGAAGTCCTAACCAAAGCTCAACTAACGACTGAGTAAGTAGTCATGGCGCTACATCCGGAACAGTCCCCGGCCGAGCGATAGAACAACTCGCGGCCGCCAATCGTGCAGGCATTATTGTCAAAGGCGGTATCAATGGCACGAGCATCGCGTAATCAGGTAGCGCGATAATACTACCTTCTGGCAGAGTTTGACAAACAAAACCAGTAAACTACAACCGGCACACATAGTTGTGCCAACATGCCTCAGTGGATAGGCCAAATAATCTGTTCGAGTCAGAGCGAGGTAGAGGTATCAAAATGAGATACATTATCAGAAAGCAAGAAGGCACAAAATATGGCTATGCATTAGTAGTCGTCGATGAACAAGGTAACGAGACCATTCGTGAACTCAACCAGAAAACCACAGATAATTGTCTTAGATTACCCCAAGATGTCTATGACGCAATTAACAGACATTACATCAGTCTCAAATTGCTCAGCACAATAGATGGCGATTATGAGGTAGAACCGAAAGCAGCCAAAACTGCAACCAGCACAACCAGCAAGACTAGTAAATCGTTCGACATTGCAAAATATCTTAACGACGAAGACCGTGAATTATACAACAAGCTCATTGCAAAAGCAATACATGCGTACAATGTAGAACAAGCTAAAGCCGCTCTCGCAGCAGCACAAGCGTTGGTAGATGAATTGGAGGCTAAGCAATAATGCAATTTCCATCAGCAATAGCATCATATCAATGGCCCGCATCAGTCACACAAACTAAAGATGCATTACAATATTGCAAAAAGTTCTATTCAGAATATTACGAAGACTACTGGGTAGAACGCGAGCTCAGAGAACAGAACCCTGGCACAATCGTCGACCGTCTTAAAGCATTACTTAAAGATATCGACTACGCATTCGCACTCATACCGCGTGAGACAATATATCACAAAGTGTTACGTCACGAGCGTAACGCGTTACAACAAGCAATAAAACTATTGGAGGCACAATATGCGAATAGCTAATTCATCAGTATTTATCCATGGCGACAATAATGCACCGTACTTTTCAATCTATAGCACACCGTATGACTGTGAGCATCCATTCCATCATCCTCATGCACTCACGTGGCAGCAGTTCACTGACTGGCTTACCACTCAACCTCATCGCTCACTCATTGCATACGCTCGCAAGAGCAATAAGCAGCGTGCTGTGTACGTACTTACCAAACGAGATGACCGTGAGTATCACGTCACGGATAAATACACAGGTGTTCTATACGCTATTGTAACACTAAACACTGACCACACAGAATATACATTACGCTGTTTCGACAACCGTCGCAAACGCGCACTCATACGCTTTCTCAATCGACAATTTTACTACGAACGCATACGTTATGCACAAAAGTGGTAAATCGCGACTCACAATAACGTCTATATGCCCTCGCGACTCCGCCCTATAGACGTGCACCTACGCCTGACGTAGCCTATAGGCACAAGGCAGGTGGCGTGTGTGTACGGGTACCTAGGTACGCCCGCTACCTACGCCTTACCTACCCGTGACCTACGCCTGACGTCACCTGTACGCCCCTGTAGGTCACCTGTAGGTCACCTGCACCTGCGTACACGCCTATACCTGTGTAACATATTCAGCAAAAATCACAATTATAACCTTAAAATATTACAAAAATGCTCAAAAAATTGAACAAATTATGCAAAAATGTGCGAAAAATCTGATATCTGGTCACTAATTCGGGTCAGAGACTCGTTTATTTTGGATAATATATAAAAAATTAGATGCCCCCCTAAAATATTATTATATAAATATATAATACAAATAAGTATATTTATATGGTGTAATCTGGTCACTGGTCACTAAAATCTACCTTTTCTTTTTTAAACTATTGAAAAATATTTATATATAGGGGCTATATAGGGGCATTATTTTTTAGGGGGGGGCATATATTTTTTATTATATTATAGAAAAATAACGGGTTTCTAATCAAAATTAGTGCTCAGAGACCAGATTACGTATTAAATTCGCCGGCTTATTGCTACCATATTGTAAACCCGGAGGATTTAAAATGAACATCTACTGCACACTCACTCAATGTAACACTGATTACACAACTTTTGTATATTACAACTATCATCAAAATATACTTTACTTATACTATCCGCGTACAAATCGTCACAAACTACCAAACGAATATGACTCACAACTACGCGCATATTGTAAATGGCTCATACAACATCAAGCTGACGCGCTCGCACGCAGCATATTGTATTTGTACGACCACATCAATGACATCGACACCGATGACGAGTATAGTTGTTGGAGCTACAACTTTATACGCCCGCAAAATACTATACCTACGTGCATAACATTAAAATAATATATTAAGAGGTATAACTATGTATAATTTAAATTATCATCCTACTTTTCCAAATTCTATTTACGTTGAACACGAACCTGACTACATTACTTTATTGTGATGCAGACGGTAAACCTCAATTACAGCGTGGAACACGCATAGGTGATGGCAGATTTGCAAAAATAGTATATAAAGACGGTAAAACCACAATTAGTTAAAGGTAACAAAATTTTTAAAATTGAATATATTATAAATACAAGACGATGATAAATCGACAAAAGAGTGTAGTCTTTGTCGATATAATCAATATATAATAAAATAGGAGACTATTATGGAACAAATTGAAACTTTTGACCCTACTGTTGTCTACGCACAAATTGTAAAACGTGACGACGGCTATCACGTCATTGACTTTGACGGTACTGAAGGACCTGTGTGCAACAAGCGCACGAGCGACGGTTACATCATATTGTCGCCCAATAAAGCGAACCGCAAATGCTATCGCGAGTCGCTCGCTGAGAAACAGTTCGCTGACGGCGCTGAGAGCATTCCCTTGTACTACAAGGCTACGCGCACTATTACTGCCAGCTCTCACATGCCTAACGAGAAGCTCATTGCTTACTTGCCTGAGGACCTTCAGACTGAGTACAAGGCTATCATCGACCGCGCTATTGCAGCTCGCGAGGCTGACAAGAAGAAGCCCATGACCGAGCTTGAGAAAGCACAGGCTAAACTTGCTAAGGCACAAGCGGCACTTGCTAAACTAATGGAGGAACAAGAATAATATGAAGAAATCACTCATTGACTACATCATACCGGAAGATTGGGACAGATACAACGAGCTGCTTACACTTGCTGGTGAGGCTAAAGCAGCTGCGCCTAAGAAAGTTGCTAAGCGTGGTCCGATGACTGCTGAGCAGAAGGTTAAGGCTGCTCAGAACAGACTCGCTGCGGCTCAAGCTAAGCTTGATGCCTTACTTGCGGCTGCGAGCGACGCTGAGTAATATTACATGAGAGGTGCTACACCGCCTCTCTTGTTTAATACTCTTTTGTATAAATATATTTATAATGACTATACTTACTCACGAGACCTTTTGCAGACTACATCCTGGTATGGATGACGTCATACGCCTTAACCCTACGTTCACGTCATACCGCCGGACGAACGAGACAGTCACGCCACCGCTACTCATTGAGTACTACACTCGCCTGCCTAATGGTACATGGCGTGACGACACTGAGATAGAACGCGCGAGACAAGAGCTCGTCGCAGCACAGGAGGCATTACATTGTATAAAGTAACTATTGAGGACATAGACGCTAAACGCAGCGCGCAAGCATTAGCTGACTCATCACTACAGGCATTCATCGACGCTCAGAAACACATGGAGGCAGAACCTTGTTACATCCCTTGCATGTTAACCATTGGTGATGACACTTATAAGGGCATCTACTGGCATGATGCGTTTATATGCAACTATCGCATATATGGCCTTCATGACAACCTGCGAGGCATATTGTCTGAGTCAGACGCATCAACGCTAATACATTCTGCACCTCGCAGTCCAGGACGCGTGCTGCGACTAAAAGATACATCGTGCTTAAAACTGACGGAGGCACCTAGTTCACATATTGTAGTACGTGAAACACTTGTGCCTGATGATACCTTTGAATTAGGTTCACTTGTCATATATAATGATGAATCGTGTTATATTAGTGGTATTACGTATTCTATACGGGATGACAGTCCACAGTACCTAATATGTAATTGCAAGACCAATGAATATACAGGTATGCTATTAGCTAACGCACTTACAGTAGACCCTTATAATTGCTATTTTAAATGGAGGTACAAGAATGCCTAAATTTACTTTAACCGTGAAAAATAACACTAACAACAGGCAACATTGTATAATTGGCGACACTTTTGCAGAAGTCGTTGACCAGTTAAACAAAAACAAGCTTGACATTTTTGAGAGCATTAAGAATGTTAAACCTTATACAGTACAAATAAAATATTGCGACGGATATCTAATAGGTACATATTTTGATGACTTAGATGGTATATTTATATCTCACGAACACGTTGACTATTTGCACAACGCAGTATTTGATAATGATATTGTAGCAATAGACATTCCTCGAGATACCATAGGTCGTTGTTATTACGTCAATCCTGCTGACACAGAAATATTGTATAAAAAAGATGTACCTTATAAACTTAAATTGCGTGACAAATTTGTATCAGCTGATACATATGACGTTGGTGCTATTGCGTATTATTGTGGCAAAACCGTTGCGGTAATCGCAGTACATAGTACTATAGAAGACGAAACAATATACGATTTATGTATGGTAAATGATGGTATCATATTTAAAAATGCCTTAGCTGACAATTTAACGCCAGACCCGTATAATCAAGCATTTATGTGGGAGGTTAACAATGATTAAAAGTTCACTTGATAGATATGAAACAAGAATAGGACGCAGAAACTTAGTATTATCTGCACACTTATATAAGAACCAAATACGTTTTAATTGCGGCATTATTAAACAATTACAATGGAATGTCGGCACTCGCATATATATAGAATATGACGACGAAGCTAATACATTACATTGTATACAAGCTAGCAAATTTACCGACAATGTTGCTGGTATATATACACTTAACTCACCGTGCTTAAGTCAACATGTTAACAATTTGTACTTTAGCGATAGCAAATTATGGGATTACTTTGGTTTACGTGATATACACGGTACGTTTATTGTAAGATTAGACCCAAAAGATAAACACGCATGTTATATTATGCTTAATTTGCCTACAATATTACGCAAAAGAAATGATAGAACTTGATAAAATAGACATTAGAACATATGTTTTAGCAGGTAATGCTATCGTAACATTGCAAAGTGATAAAACGCAAAAATATTATACATATAAAGTTAAACGTAATAAAAATAATGCTAATTTATATGCAATATATTCACTGCGTGGTAGTGACAACACAAATGATTATTACTATGTAGGTTGTTACTATTCAGACAACAATTATTTTCACGTTGCTCGTCAGTATCAAACAACTGGTCACTTTGCTTGGCCTAAAACTGTTCGAGCAGTACATTATTTGTTCGAGCACTTAGATACATTGCCTGATTGGTTACATGTGTATCATAATGGTTATTGTGGTCGTTGTGGTCACTTGTTAACAACACCTGAGAGTATTAAACGTGGACTTGGTCCATATTGTGCAAGGAGGTAATTATATGAGATGTGATACTTGTAAATACAAAGTCTGTATACATCGTAATGATGATATCGGATGCTTTGATTGTGAACATTTTGCAGGCGAACATTTATCTTGTAAATGTTTACTTTGTAGCGAATTGAGAGGTAATATAGCACCATATTCATATTATCGTGGAGGTAAATCTATGGAAGATAGTCAGATAGGTCCTAAAAATATTACAGCACGAGTTGCGTTATATTGTGATGAATGCGGCGGTGAAATATATGAGGACGAAGAATATTATTATATTGACAGTTCGAACATATGCGATGCATGTATAGACGAACACATTAGCAATTGTAAGAAAATAGCGGAGGTAGATGATGAATAAACACGAATTTATTCAAGAATTAAGTAATTTATTTATTAAGTATAATGATGACTTTGGTATTGACTGTATGGAGTATCGATCACCAGGTCAACAATATAATGAAGAAGTGGTAATATACTGGAAAGGCAATACTACTACGGTGGTAAATGTAACATGGGATAGTTATATCGGTATGTTACGAGATGTTGTTAAAAGAGGTTTTAATGAATGAATTTTGCAGTATTATTTGTAGATTTTATACTCGCAGCATTGGCTTTTGCAGGTCAAGTTGTTATTGTAAAATGGTTCTCAGATACAATATATAATAAGCGTGAACCTAAACAATATAATATAATATTGTTAATGATAACTTTTGCAATATTAACAATAGTTGTATTCATGTTCGGAGGTGCATTGTTAGCTTATGGTTGTAAAGGTACGAATTAACAAAGAAACATACGATATATTAAAAGCATTTGGAGACATTTCAGACGTAACAAATCGTATACTTGAAGAAGCGGCACAAGGTAAATTTGATATAATGGATTTACCGCCAGTGTTAGATGATAATTCAAGTAGATATAATATCAATATTGTTGAACCAGAGTATCTTAAACTATATAGTATGTATGGTCCAAAGTCGGTACGTATATCACTTAAACGCATATTACAAACATTTGTAGATTTAGATATGTATGAACGATTAGGTTGGAATGTACCTAAATATAATGCTAAAGAACTTGAACAGCAGCGGCAATTATATTTACAACGCGCAATATATAATCTTCGAAAAATGTATGCGCTATATCCTGAATATATGATAACATCACGTCAATATATTCTTGATACTTGTACGAGGTTAGAAAATGAACGAATTACATAAAATAACATTACGTATAAATGTCAATGAAGACATTCGTAATGTACTAACAGAACATCTAACAAATATATCAATGTTATATTCATATATTGTATTACCATTATATACAAATCATAATTTTGTGGGTATTAAAATCGAATATTGTATATCACAACGTAAACAATACAATACAATTGTCGCATCTGCAATAATCGATAAAATAATCATTGCTGTAAATAAATATGATAAGAATACATATAATACAAAAGCTATATGTTTTGAACAACCTCCTTTGGAGTTAATGCTTAAAATATATGAACCGCTAATTTGTAAACTCGCAAATTTACAACATACTCGTTGGTCACTAATTGAATACGAAGATGCGAAACAAATATGTCGTTTATCAATGATTAAATTGTACAATAAAGGTTATTTCGTTCATAAGTCGTTACTCATACGTACTTATAACAATGATATACTTACTTATTTACGTCAGCGTAAAAATGAACCTGAATACATTAGTCTTGAAGATATGATGTATTGTAATGGCGATGACGATGTTATTGATATTATTGATACAATTAGTGAAGATAATTATGACGATAATACATTACTTGATATATGGCAGCAAGTTAGAGATTTATTAGTTCAATGGATAGGCGAACGTCAATTAAGTCAGTTGTTGCATGATTATGGTACACGCAATACAACAGAATGGTCACGACGCAAAGTTCAACGATTAAAAGAAAAACTTAAGAAACAAAACATAACAATATATGCATTTTATAAGGAGTAATATGGATAAAGATAACATATTTATTATTGTAATATTCATATCATTTATTGCGGCGTTAATCGGTTTTATATTTATTGCAGTTAGACAATTATTGTTATTGTCAGCTAATGGCAGCGAAATATTTACAATTATACTTATTCAATTGGGTACAGCAGTTTGTGCAAGCGGCATAACTGCACTAATTGCAATAATATCACAAAATTCGGAGAATAAATAATGATAAGTTTACCAGTATTGTTATTTGTAGTATTTTTAATACTTAAACTTTGTAACATTATTGCTTGGAGCTGGTGGTGGGTAACTGCACCGCTTTGGATTGGTGTAATAATTATGACCATATGTTATATAGTAAATTGGTGGTTAGGAGATAAATAATGTCACACAGTAATTCTTCATTAAATTGTTTTGCCTCGTGTATGGCAAAATATGAACACAATTACATATTACACACACCACCTTCAAAACCAGTATCGCCGCATCTCACGTTTGGTACAATGGCACATGATGTATTATACAGAGCGGGTAAATTGCGTGATGAGTATGAAGATGGTGTATCTGAAGGTTATAGTACAATAATACCATCTGAGGTAATATATCAAGATTTAAAAGAAACATTTAAAATAAATAGTTGGCAAGCGTATTTTGTACCTGTTATAAAACAAACAGCAGAATATGAACAACAACTAATTCATAATTTAATTGAAACACAAAGTGGTCCTATCACAGTTGAACGCGAACTTAAATTACAATTAACTGTTGAACAATTACATCAGATGGGTTTCACAAAAATACAACAACCTTTTGTAGGTATAATTGACTGCTTAATATATACACCGAAATATGCAACAATAATTGATTATAAGTTTAGTTCTAATCGTAAGTCACAAGATGATTTTGACATGAATAGTCAATTGCCACTATATGCATTTTTTGTAAACAAATTGTATAATATACCATTGATAAATATACAATATGGTTATATTGATATACCTAAACAAGCACCTGATAAACCTACAATATTAACTAACGGTACTTTATCCCGGTCAAAGTCACAAAATGTCACTCAGAAAATGTACGAATTGGCGGTTAAAGCCATTCATGGTGATGACCCTTATTATAATTGTAAACCGAACGGTTATTATTATGATTGCTGGTGTCAAATGGCTTTTAATAAACCAGCGTATCTGAGTATGCAATGGTTAGACGGTGATGTTTATAAAGGTGTCATGCGTGATTTATTAAATACTGCAGAAATGATAGATTTTATGAAAGAAAATAAAATGCCATTTTTGCATAAGTATGATAGTTATTCTTGTAAATCATGCGAATATTTAACAGCATGCAAACCATGGTTAGAAGTAGGCGATAAATGGAATGGTTAATAATTGTAATTGCGGTATTAAATTTTGCATTCTGGATAACTTTTCCAATACTTATGACAATATTATATAAAAGAGGTAATAAAAATGGCAAAAAATAAAATGTCATTATTTAATTTTTACATAACAGATGAGTTAAAAGATGACATACAAGATAAACTAGCTGAGTTATTAGGCGAAAAATCAAAAGGTCAAATGGCTGCGTTAATACGTGTATTATTAAAACAATTTGCTGCAACTCCTAATAATAAAATAAACCCATTGGTTGTTGCTGCAATAGATGCAGAGTATACTTATTCTAAAATTAAAAATAAACGGAGTGCGTTATAAATATGACTAAGTGTGATTTTTGCGAAATACCTATTCATAAACAACCGCATTTATGTAATAACGATGCTTGTCGTAGAGCAGCTCAATTGTTTGCTGCAACTTTGCAATCTCAGAACACGAAACGAACTGAAAAAACATATACGCGTATTGATAAAAGAGGTAAGAAAAATGATTGACGAACGTATATCTTATTTATCAAGAATATTTGATTACTTAATGGCAACAAACTCTCGTTTAGAAAAAGAACAGCTTGTTAAAAATATTTCATCAGAATATAAAGAAGATTTTAACTACATTCTTGAGTGCCTTGCTGGTGAACATATTTTTGGTTATACGTTGTACAAAACTAATAAAATTATATCTACAAGTAAGTTTTCAAATACTGATACGAGTGTAAAAGATATATTATTGTTTTTGCAATTACCGCGTATGCAAAAAGATTTGTCACACGATAATATTGAATTTTATATACAGCATATACAACCATGGTATGACTTTTTTGAACCTATTGTAAATCGTACGTTACGTCTTGGCATTGGTAAAAGTATATTACCTAAAAGTGGTTTAGCACCAATGCTTGCTAAAAAATTTGAAGGACAAATTGCGCAAGATATTGAAGGTTATTATGTAACCGAAAAACTCGATGGTAATCGTTGTATTGCACATTTTGATGGAATTCGTTGGATATTTACATCACGTAATGGTAAACAAATGCATGTTAATTTTAATATGGATGGTTTACCTACAAATTATGTATATGATGGTGAAGTATTATCAGTAGAACAAACTGCGAATTCGATGCTTATAGCTAATGGTTTATTTAAAGAAACTACTATAAGTTTATTTAATGCTACGTCTGGTATGATTAACAGACATAGTTTAGATAAGAAACTTGTATACAATATATTTGATATAATGGTCGATGATGTTAAATATCATGAACGTAGACGTGAATTGGCAAATATTAGTAATAAAATATCTTGTATACAAAATGATGTACGAATATTGCCTACATTAGGACATTATAAAACAATCGATGAACTTTGTGATAAAGTTTATCCACTACTTGATAATGTTACTTTTGCTGGCGGTGAAGGTTTAATGATTAACTGCGGTAATGCAAAATATAATCATACAAGAACAACTGATTTATTAAAACTTAAAAAATCTCAGAGAATGGACCTCAAAGTTGTCGATTTTGAATACGGCAATGGTAAATACACAGGTCAAATAGGAGCATTAATATGCGAAGGATATTTCGAGAACGGCGAACACGTAGTTTGCAGAGTAGGAAGCGGTCTATCAGACGAACAACGACACGTATGGAGTCTATATCCAGAGAAAATAATAGGAAAAATAGTTGAAATTGAATATTTTGGTAAAAGTCAAAATATTCGCACATACGATAGTACAACATATTCATTAAGATTTCCACGACTTAAAAAAGTTCGTGATGATAAAACGGAGGTAAGTAATAACTAATGTTTGAAAAGGAATTAGAGTTAATTAAAAGTGATAGTATACGTGTTAAAGTACACACAGTACTTGAGCATATATCTGATAAATTTTATGAAGTAGGTGCCTCAAGTACTGGTAAATATCATCCAAAATTTGCGCAAGGACCTGGTGGTTTATATAGACATACTCGCGCAGCTTGTCGAATAGCTCAAATGTTCTTTGAATGGCAAGATGAATTAGACAAAAATGTCGATAAAGCAGACTATGATAACGTGATGTATGAACGTGATATTGTAATTGCAGCACTTATTTTGCATGATACTTGTAAATATGGTCAAAAGTTTGAATATAAGTATACTCAACATGACCATCCTGTATTGGCTTCATCGCTTATTTTAGAAGTTCTTGGTAATAATGATGAAGAAGCGCAAGATATTGCAAATTGTGTTATGTCGCATATGGGTCCGTGGACCACTTCAAAGTATTCACAAATAGTATTACCTGAACCTCAAACGTCAATAGAGATATTTACTCATCTTTGTGATTATATCGCGAGTAGAAAATATATCGAAATTGAACTTAATGACTGATTTTAATATATAATATTTTTATTATGATAGAATATTCAATTATATATTTTATTTGACTCTATTATATATTAAAATATTATATGATATATTTTTAGGTTATAAAATATAAAAAATTGAATATATTATAAATACAAGATAAAATTTTTAGGAGGCCGTTATGGACGACAATGGAAAGAAACTTTTATTAGCAGTCGCGTTCGACGAAGCTAATAATACCTACACTGTAGATCTTGGAAAAGGTTCAAGTGTACCTGAAACAGCATTTGTAATGAGTGTTGTAATAAGATGTTTGTTAAAAGATGGTATAATTAAATCTGTAGACGAAGTAACTACGTTAATTACCAAATATCTTACCGACTCTCAATACGATGAGGTACAAGAGGTACAAGATGACGAACAAAAAACTGAATGAAATTGTATCGAGTCGTATCAAACAAATTCAGCAAGTATTAACTAAAAAAGGTATTGAATACACATCGTCAACTGATGATAGGCTTATAAATTTTAAAATTGCAGCTGATTATCAACAAATTACAAATAAACAAGCACTCATGGGTATGTTGGCAAAACATCTCGCATCAATTTCGCAAATGATTAAAACTAATAAACAATATTCAAATGATGTTTGGAATGAAAAACTTGGCGATGCGATAAATTATTTAATACTTCTTGAAGCAATGGTATACGAAGAAAATGATAACAGAGCAAGCAACTGATTTTCAAAAATTATACTGTAATATTATTGATGATGTATATGATTACGGTAAATTAGTATGTGTTCGTGGACAATTTTGTAAAGAATTAACTCCTTGTTATTTTGAATTGAAAGATGTTAATACTCGATTACTCAATTTTTCGTCTAATGTTCGCAAAGATATTAAAAAATATATCTTTGGTGAATTGATGTGGTATTTGTCAGGTAGCAATAAAGTTGCTGATATTGAACGATATTCAAAGATGTGGAGAAAATTGAGTGACGACGGTATAACAAATAATTCAGCATATGGTTATTATATTTTTAATAAACAACCAAATGGTATTTCACAATGGGATTGGGTTAAAAGTAAACTCAGAGAAGACGCGTTTACACGTCAAGCAATAATTCATATTAAACCAATACAAACATATGATAGTAAAGATTATGTATGTACATTGACATTAAGTTTTTATATACGTGAAGGTAAATTAAATCTTATTGTCAATATGCGTAGTAATGATTTGATGTTTGGCACGACATATGATGTATTCATGTTTACATTTTTACAAGAATTGATGGCAGTTGAATTAGGTATAGATGTTGGTACATATTCACATTTTACTAATAATTTACATTATTATCTTAAAGATGAAGAAAAATTGTTAGCAATGTCAAAAGAATGGGCAAATGATGTATTTAATATGCCTTTAATTCCTGTAAATTTCAGAGAACACGATTTACCAATATTATTACAATGTGAAAAAGATTATTGGAGTGTTAAACCGTTACAAAATGTAAATAAATTATCTCAGTGTGGTTATTTTATTTTATGTTTATTAACAGGAGAAAATTATTATGCAATTTGAACGTGGTTATCAGAACGATGCGGGTATTGATATTGTACTTGATAAAGATGTAACATTATACGCCGGTCGAGTACAAATAATCGATTTAAATGTTGTTTATACACCACAATCAAATACATTTGCATATCTTGTAGCTCGTACTTCAGCAGCAAAAAACGGAATAATTGTACAAAGTTGTCCTATTGATGCTGATTATACTGGTACAATAAATGCAATAGTGTTCAATGCCGGTACGGAAAACGTAAAGTATAAGGCAGGTAGTTCATTTTGTCAACTTGTAATTGTACCGTTAGTTCGTGACTTTCATTTAGAAGAAGTTGTGTGCATTAAAAAAGAAGGTCGTCGTACAAATGGTGCATTCGGTTCAACAAATAAATAGGAGGTACTATGGAATATGATAGCTTTATTACTCATAGCATAGATATGTATATGGGTAAACCAAAGTCTGGTAAAACTTTGATAAGCGGTAGTTATCCAAAGCCGATATTGTATGTATCAGTCGGTAGTGATGGTGGCGGTCGTGTATTATTTACAAAGTATAAATCAGATGTACAAAAGGGTCTCATTAAAGTTAAAAATTTAACTAATGACCCAGTGATTGGAGGTAAAATAAATAAAACTTCAATCGAAAAATTAGCTCAATTGCTTGCTGAACTTAGAAAGCCTGGAGCAGATAAGTTTAAAACAATAGTAATTGATACAGTAGGTGCTTTACAAGATGATTATAAATCTTATATGGAAGCTTGTAAAGGTGGCAGACAATTATCGCAACAAGAATGGGGCGATGTATCAAAAATGATGTTATCAATTAAAGATAACATGAAACGTTTTAGTGAACAAGAAGGCGTAACTTTTGTATGGTTATTTCATACGAGTGAACAAGAAATCACTGAAACAAGTGGTTTAAACAAAGAAATACGTATTGTACCTGATGTAACAATTAAAACTGGCGTAAAATATATGAAAGATGCTTCAAATATATTTTATTGTTGTCGTAAAACTGTTATTCTTGAAAATAGTGAGAAAAGTGTTAAGTTTTTAACTTACGTTGGACCTCATCCATTGATGGATACTGGCACAAGAGATATGCTGTTAACTGCTGGTGATTTTATAGAAAACTTTAATTACAACAAATGGCAACAACTTGTGGCAACAGGCAAATTAGATGGTGCTAACGTAATGGTACCTGAAACTGAAGAAAATGAAAAAATAAAAAACGACGAAGATGTCGATTAAAGGAGTTTAACTTATGGTTGAAAAATTTAGCGATTATGAAAGTGCAGGTTTTCTTTCTAAGGAAGGCGATTTCGAATTTGAAATTATTTCGTATGAATTGAAAGATAGTAAGAGAGGCGAACCGATGGCTGTATTTACTGCAAAATCGGAAGCTGGTCAAACTACCATTTATCATTCGCTTAATCCGAAAGCGAGATGGTCGTACAATAATCTTATCAAATGTTGCCTCAGACTTGATACTAAAGAAAAAATCGCAGCGTTCGAATGTGATTATGAAACAATTGGCAATCAATTGATTGGTAAAAAGTTTATGGGTCATGTTGAAGTACAAGAATATCAACAGGACGTTAAAGTGCCTCTCGATGACGGTACATTCGAAACGACGACTGTTACCAAACAGAATTACAAAATCATTGACTACGATTTTGTATAATCATATTGATGACTGCTTCGGTGGTCATCGTATAGGCGTGTGGCGAAATTGGTATACGCATCAGACTTTGACTCTGAGTATTACAAGTTCAAATCTTGTCACGCCTGCCACTCACACTCCTTGTTCATATCTTCCATGGTGCTAATATCAGCTCGGTTGGCCACCGTACGAAACCATAAACGTAAAACGGCTATTTATTTTTGGAGGTAACAAATGGCTCAGACTGAACATGAACGAAAAGTTCAAGAACGTGCAATGAAAGCTATCCGTAAATATGGTGGTTATGTTTATAAAAATGCACAAAATATGTATACTGAAAAAGGTCGTCCTGATTTAACAGCATGTATTCCAGTATCTATTAAAACATTGATTAAAGAATTTGGTGAAGATGCGATAATTGGTATTTTTGTAGGTATTGAAATGAAACGTAGTGGATATTTAGGTAATGTATCTGATGCTCAAGAAATTGTAGGTAGACAAATTAAGAAAGCACATGGCATATGGTTTGCAACAGATGATGATAATTTAGTAGAGTCATTTATGTTGCGTTTAACGGAGGATAATAATGTTATATAATGAATATTTGCAAAATCGCCGAGACTATCAAGAGCTCGGCTATTTGTTTCTTTTGGAACGTAAACATTGTTGTTTATATTATAAACCAGGTAAAGGTAAAACATATCCGTGTGTTGATGCAATACGTGATGTTGATAAAATGAAAAAAGGTAATGCAAAAGTACTGATTTTGTCAACAGCTGATGCAATTAAAAATATGTGGAATGCTGAAATAGTACCTCAAAATATTTTACCTAAAAATACAGTGTTAATGAGTTTAAATGCAGCAATACAAGATAAAACAAAAGCAAAATTGATATCAATAAAATGGGATATTATTGTAATTGATGAATGTCATAAAATTAAATCTCACAATGCTAAATCATCAAAACTTGTATTTCAATTATCTCGCAATACTGAATATGTATGGGGTCTATCGGGTACACCACGTGGCAATAATGATGTTGATATTTATTGTCAATTTCACAACATGCATATTAGCGATTGGGGTTCAATAACTTATACTCAGTTTGTATCACAATGTTGTGATGTTGATAAGAAATTTTTTCATGGTCAACAAGTAGTTGTACCAATAGGAATAAACAAAAAATATAAAGCCGGTTGGGAAACGAATATTGCGAAGTATACACAACGTATAGGTTATAACGACGATGACAATATGCCTGATTTGAATGTAAATTTAATCGAATTGCCTTATGTACCAACTAAAGAATATTTGCAAGCCGAGCAAGGTGTTATTCAAATACCAGAGTATGAAACAACAATGACTAAACTTGCCGCGATACAGAAATTACATCAAGCAGTTAATGGTTATTTGTACACATATGATGAAGATGGTAATCGTAAAACTTATCATATCGAACACAATAAAAAATTAGATTGGCTATATAAATATATACCGAACGAACCGACTGTCATTATATATCGGTTTGATGAAGATAAGCAGCAGTTAATCAACGAATTAACAAGTCTCGGTTGTATTTATACTGAAATTGTAGAAGATTTTAAACAAGGTAATGCGCATATTTTGTTATTACAATGTTCTCGTTGTGAGTCGTTTAATTTACAAATGTGTAAGCATATGATATTCTATACGCTTGATTATTCCTACATTAAATATAATCAGATGATACATCGTGTGTGGCGAATGGGACAAACTGAAAACGTTCAAATTGATGTTTTAACATTTAAAGATACGATTGAAACAAAAATATGGAATGCTGTAAAAAATAAAGAAAAATTGGCAGATTTATTTATGTCGATTAAGGGAGCATAATATGGACGATAAAAAAGAACAAGATAAACAAACAATTGACCCGATGAAACTACCGTGTTATAAATGCAAATGGCGTTATTCGTATGTTTGTCCACAATGTGAATGGAACAAAGATGGTAAATATAAAACTTATTGAGGTATAATATGGATGAGAAACTTGCAAGATTAAATAGAATATATCCTAACTCAGGTTTTGTTAAAATTGCTCCCTATAATACAAAGGCTTTTGAAAATAAAGAGTATGATAGTGCGTTTGATACAAAAGCTGCAATGAATAGATGGAGTACGAAACCATTATCATATGAAGAAGCGCAAGCTTGGTTAGAAGAAGGTGGTAGAATAGGTTGGGTAGTTCCACAAGGATATGTTGTTGTTGATATTGATAACATTGATGATAAACATTCACAAGAATATCTTGAACGATTGCTTGATAAATTTGAAGTAGCATACTCATATAATTATACAAGTAAAGGTATGCACATATTATTGCGTGATACAACAGAAGCAATTAAATCTGAAGCGCGTATTAAATGTGCATTAAATATATCAATTGATACACGTGCAAATAAAACAGGTTATATAATATTGCCATGTAACGACCCTCATCGTGAATGGGGCAAATGGAGTGATATTGTAGAAGATATACCATATTTTTTAAAGCCAATA